ACTTTATCATGAGGTGGTTTCCAATTTGACATATGGAGACGACCTTGTGATGAATTTTGCGGTGCCTGCTATGCAAGCTCTTGAAATCGAGTTTGGAATGGCAACGTTGAGTCATGAGTTGTCTAAGATTGGCATTGACTTCACTAATGCACATAAGGAGGCCCATACAGTTCAGTACAAACCACTGAGTGAATGCACTTTTCTAAAACGGACCTTTGGCAAACATCCCCAGTTGGGAGAGTATGTTGGCGCCCTTGAAGAGGCTTCAATTTTCAAGTCTCTGACGATGGCAAAGAAACCAAAGAAAGGACAGAAAGAGAGTTTGGCTGAGATTTGCGCGGGAAATTTAAACAATGCATTGCGTGAGTTTTATTGGCACGGAGAGGAGAAGTATGATGAGGCACTTCCCAAGATCAAAGCCATCGCTGAGGAAGCTGTTGATTTTGAGGGGCACCGTGTGAAAGACTACTTCATACCTGTTACCAAGGAAGAGATCTGTAATGGATTTCTCAGCACGTGGTGCACTTACGACCAAGTTTTGCGTGCGGTGGATGATGAACCACTTGATAGACAATCGGGAGAGGTCTTTATCTTACCCGATATCTTGTCAAATGACAAGTTTGAGTACATCACTCCCCCACCGCAATATGCGGAATTTCCAGGTCAGAGCTTTAAGGCTGTCGTGCGACTCCTTGATGCCAACCTCGATGCAGTGATGCCAATACTAGCAAATCCAGGCCAATTTCCTGGAGTGGGACCTGAGCAAGTTGCTTCGATGCAGACTGTTGTGAATACATTAAATGATGCTAAAGAAGCCATGCTCAGGGTTGAAGATGAGCGTCTTAAACATGAACTCGTTGTAAGATCGACTGCACGTGCTTGTGCCAAAATTGCGGTGACTAACACTCCCATGGAGGTTGAGGACTTCGGTGGGATGTTCGAGCAAGACACGATTCACATTGGCGACTATGTTGTGATGATTGATGTGTCAATGACTAATTGTATCTTGCCGAAGACGTACTCCTTTTTGGAGGAGTACATTAAGTGGTGCACTGAGGATCAGTATGAGGAGATGGATGCTCCCAAAAATATGACTCTCATAGTGCCACTGTTGTATGCGTACAACAACGCTATGGATTGCAAGTATTATGGGCCTCGGGCCCCTATACGGGCATTCCATATGCTCAGTGCGTTGGCCGACGTACTGAGCAAGCCAGACGAACCAGTTTGGTTTGGTGACACTTTTGTGTTTGGCCCTGTGACAAACTGTACAGCGACGATGATACTCACGCGAATGGGTGATTTGTATGACTATATAGAGAGTGATTGGTGGCAGACACGAGTGTACAACGGTGGTAGGATAGATAAGATACAGCGGTCCGTGAATGGAACGACGTGTCGTGCTAATATTCCAATATCCACCGTCATTTCACGGGAGCTTGATGAACTTGAGTTCGAATTGGGCAGTCACTGCGTGTTTCCACGCTTGATGAACCTATACAAAGAAGTACTCGTTCTTGAAGCTATCTGTGCTATGGACAACCTCCCTAGCCCCATGAGGCTGCCTGCTGGGCAGGCTTAGGTTGGTAATGAGGTTGGTGTGTAAGAGTTGTTTTCCTAACTCCCAAGCACTATGTTAAAAGGAACCTGTAATATAGCCTAAGAAGCTTTTTATTTGTATAAATTCTTAACAATGTAAATACAAGGAGTTCAAGTCTGGACTCGAAGTCAAAACCAGACCTTTGTACAGTGGTGCCCTGTTTGGCACAAGGGGTGGATGCCCCGTTGGATTTACAAGCAAGTGAGATTCATGAGACACCAACGACCACATTCGTCGAGTCTCCAGTTGATACTGCTGGTGTGAATTCGGTTCCAACACCTGCTCTGGAAGAGCTTTATGATGATGATATGAGTTTGAAGCACTTCTTTCGTCGACCTGTTAGGGTTGCAGCTGGTAATTGGAATGTTGATGGAGTTTTGGACACCCGGTTCAACCCGTGGGCGAATTGGGCGAATAATGCTCGAATTAGTAATAGGTTGAATAACTTTCGGCATTTCACTGGAGAGTTGCATGTCAAGATTGTTATTAGTGGCAACCCCATGTCGTGGGGGGCTGCTATGATGTCGTATTGGCCTAATCCCAACCCTTCATTTGCTGTTACATCAGAGCCACAACATCTTACAGATTATACGTTTTATGGTGATTTGATGAAGGCTTCACAGAGGCCTCATGTGATGATAAATCCCACGACGAGTACTGGAGGAGAGTTGACTATTCCACTTCATTCACTGACAGAAGTTGCAGATTTGACCACTAACGCCTTTGCCAATTGGGGTCAGCTGTGGCTTGTTTCACTTGCGCCATTGCGTCAGTTGTCTTCTACAAAGGCTTTGAATTGGACAATATATGCTTGGTGCGAGAATGTAATGCTCAGTGGTCCTACACAGGTTAATATGAGTGGTCTGTCAGCACAGGCTGGT